TGTTCTTGAATGTCAGAAGATGGAAGATAATTCGGTAGACCTGATTGTAACCAGTATCCCGTTCTCCAATCACTATGAGTACACTCCGACCTATAATGATTTCGGACATAATGAGGACAACGACAAGTTCTTTGAGCAGATGGATTACCTTACCCCTGAACTGATGCGCATATTGAAGCCCGGCCGGTTGGCTTGCATCCATGTGAAAGACCGCGTACTGTTCGGCAATGCTACGGGTGACGGTATGCCCACTATCGACCCGTTCAGTGAAATGACCGTATTCCACTACATGAAGCACGGCTTCCGCTACATGGGACGTATTACAGTGGATACGGATGTAGTAAGGGAGAATAACCAGACTTATCGACTCGGCTATACCGAAATGTGTAAGGACGGTTCAAAGATGGGTATCGGTTGCCCGGAATATGTTCTTCTTTTCCGAAAGTTGCCTTCTGATACCTCACGTGCATACGCCGATTTGCCCGTGACCAAGGACAAGAGTGAATACTCGCTGGCGCGCTGGCAGATAGATGCTCATGCAAGCTGGAAATCATCTGGTAACTCTCTACTGAGCTATGAGGACATGAAAGGCGCCGGAATAGATAAGATTCGGCATTTGTTCAGGAATTATGAGCGTGAGCATATATATAACTACGAGGAACACGTTGCATTTGCTGAGGAATTGGAGGCTTACGGAAAGCTGCCTAAAACGTTTATGGCTGTCGATCCGGTAAGCAAGAAGCCCTGGATATGGGATGATGTCACCCGTATGCGCACGCTTAATACCAAGCAGTCTCAGAAGAAACGGCAGAATCACATCTGTCCCCTTCAGCTCGATATCGTTGAAAGACTGATTGAACGGTACTCAAACAAAGGTGAGCTGGTGTTTGACCCCTTCGGAGGTATAGGTACGGTTCCCTATTGCGCCATCAGGTTAGGGCGTAAAGGATTATCCACCGAACTGAATTACGACTATTGGAAGGACAGTCTTTCATATCTATATGAAGCGGAAATGGAAGTGAGTACACCCACATTGTTTAACTTGATAAATGTAGGATAAAAAAGAATGGAGAGCAGGTATCGAACCTGCACCTCCACAATGAGTGGCATTCTTTCCACTTAAACTACTCCATTCTCTACTCCACTCAAATTGGAAAATCCCCAAATTCAGTTGAGTTGCAAATTCAACAAGGCTTTCCTTTCGGCATAGCCTAAATGAGATAATTCCCAAATTGAGTTTAAAGCCTATTTTTTCTTTAACTATTGTCGGCTTTTTATTCTGAGATTTTTTGAAAATTTTTGAAATACGTTTTGAAATCAGCCGACAACAAAATGTCGGTATTATTTTCATAATTGTATTTGTTTAAAATAGAACAATAATTAAAGTGTAACAAGGATTTGAACCTTTAACGCTAACGCGTACCATTTAGTTACTTGGCACAAATATACAAATAAAAAGGAATAATATGAAAGCAATAACCATAAAACAGCCGTGGGCTTCTTTGATAGTCCACGGTATTAAAGACATCGAAAATCGAACTTGGCCGTGTCCTAAGAAATACTTAGGACAGAGGGTGCTGATTCATTCAAGCACCGTCCCCATAGAAATGATAAATCCTAATAGTGTATTCACAAGGCAACAATGGGACAGTTTCTCACTTGGATTTCAGAGAAAGATTATTTGCGGTGAGGGATATATAAATTCTGCCATCATTGGAAGTGTGGAGATAATAGACTGTGTGATAAATCATCCTTCTATTTGGGCAGAGAAGGGAGTTTATAATTGGGTACTGGCTAATCCTATTCTCTATGCTAAACCTATCAAGAACGTGAGAGGAAAGCTTTCTTTCTGGGATTATCCTGGTATCAAAGAAGTGAAAATAGAATGTCCGGAATGTGGCAGCATAGAAATCGCTGTCGAAGATTATACATCGGCTCCATTTTCGACTTATCTGCATAGATGCAATAAGTGTGAACATGTGATTATGGAAAGTGAGTGGAATATAATAAAATAGGATATGGAATTTAATTGGTTTTGGTTTACTGTAGTGATTTTGATAATCTGTGTTACTGTGTACTCTAGCCTCAATAGTTATTGGAAACATAAATGTGGGGATAAGAACCAAGAACGCTAATAGGGATGAAAAAGGCTGTCTGGGAGAGACAGCCAATCGTGATTATTTTTTAGATTAAACTATAGAGTTCTTGTGCTTTGGCTAGATTTGATGCATATTGTTTTGTAATATCATTGACTATGTTTTGGGATTGTTTGTTAACTGTTAATCCGTATTGTTTGGCAAAAGCATCTAAATCTTGACATGTCTTTCCTTTTGTTCGTATTGCAGAAAACGCTACATCGCAATTGTTTTGTTGAAAAAATAAGCAATTTTGTTTGACAATAGCTTGCGTGTCTCCACCAGTAGCAATACCCACAGTAACACCATTAATTTTAAATATTTCTTGTCTATCTCCTTTATGTGGGAGGGGCATTGAAGTGTGCTTACTTGTTGCTACTGTTAATAAATCAATTAAAAGATTCAATGTGCTTGTTTTGCCACATTGTGCTCTACCTTGTAGTGCAATAATTTTTTTCATATTTTTTGTTTTTAATTATTTAAAATGATGTAACAAAAACTATGCCAAAAGCTATACAATGAAAAAATAATGGAATCTCAGTTTTTTACTGCCAAATCGTGTCAGTAACTTCTTTAATACCGGATAGTCTGTTCATGGATTATTCGGTATCTTTATTTTGTAAATCAAAAAATAATAAAGTATGTACGCAGTAAATCAGTATGATGCAATTGCAGAGAGTTACGATTCTCTGTTTAAAGATGAAGTCAGCATTGAGGAGAATAATAAAATAGCCTCGATACTTTTTGATGTTCCCGGAATAATTCTTGATGTGGGATGTGGTACGGGACTGCTCCTTGATATTTTAAAAGTACCTTTGGATGAATACTTCGGTATCGATTCAAGTAATGAGATGCTTGAAATTTTCAGAAAGAAGCATCCCAAATATCATAATTTGTGTATTCCGTTTGAAATGTTCAATCTGAAATTTATGGTATTCAATACCATAGTTGCTTTGTTTGGTTCAGCCAGTTACATTGAAATCGAAGCACTAATGGATATTCCTAAAGGCAAGAACTTGTTCTTGATGTTCTATAAAGAAAATTATCATCCGGTAACTTATGAACGTAGCGGCTATGAGTTAGAATACTACGAGCATTTAAAGTGCGAGTTGGAGGAGGGTTTTCCTCATTGTGAAGTAAAGGAGTTTGGGAACTATTATATCGTGACTAACATATGATATTATATTCAGAACAAAATGTGTATGAAGCGGTACGAGAATACGCAAAATCAGTAATTGATTCATTCGGAACAAATGGAGTTCCGAGTAGTATTTCTGCAATTAAGGGAATGATATTGATACATACCAATGGTTTACCGATGGTAAAGAATGGTTTCAATGCCAATATCTGAAAGTAGGTATGCACTACCAAGACAAGCCTGAAATTTTATTTGAAAAGTGGCACAAGGCTACCGTAAACGAACTGATGGGGAACATACTAAAGGCTATAAACAGGGTTTCGATGACGGAGTAAAGAAATGTATTGAATACTTAAAAAGAAATAGCCATGAGCAAACTATATAAAGTAACCATTTTCGGGGAATCATTCTTAATCGGGTGGTTCCCTTTTTTCTTCACGCTGGTATAACAAACTAAAGATAATCAAATGATAGTACGCCATTTTATAAGAGTTCCGGTTGGAAGTATAGTCTATTGCAACAATCAGCCGGTTAAAATACTGGAGAGAGGATATGCCCTTGCTCTATGTGATGTCAATGGGAAACGGGTATATATCACCTGCTATGATTTGGAAAAGAAACCATTCGTCAGTACGAATGAAGAAGAATGAAAAAGAGCCAACCCACGCACGACCATGAATCAGCTCTTCCTTACACGATTATGATGCAAATATACTATTTACTTTTAAAATAATCGTGTTATGAAACTAGATTTTAACAAAATAATTCGTCTTAAAAAGATTCGTATCGAGAAATCAGAACTTTCAGAGGAAGAAAATACCTTGACTTCCCCGATTTTGAAAGACAAAAGCCTTATCCATGAAATCTACAAAATTTTCGTTGAGTTGCTGAATGAGAGGGGATGTCCACCGAATATTGACAGTGTTACCCAGCGGAAGAAGTTCATTTTCATTATCCTATACCTGTTTTCTCCAAGCTCGCTTGCTGGTGGAAAAATGACAGCAGGGTTACGTGAAGAGATGTCAAGGGTGCTTGGGGTTCAGTCCAAAAGTACAATTTCCGACAATTGTGCTGATGTCGTGTTTCTGTATCAGAATTATGGGGACTTTAGTGGAGATATAGAGTATCTTTACACCGAAATCGTAAATCGGTTAAGAATTAAAGGGCTAATCAATTAACAAAGCGATAAGAATTACTTACCGCTTTGTTTTTTTAACTCAATTTTGAGCCATCGAATTATAACTATTTATATATTTACGATGCTTTTCTGCACAAAATTCTTTGTGTTATGTGTATAACTCCGTTTTTAAGCATACATAAAGGTTGATATATTAGTATTAACTTTAAAAAAGGAGGTTTTATGTCTGATGATAAAGACTATTATGAAAAAGAAGAACGAAGAATAGTGAAAAATGCCACAGAAAAAGGAGTACCTTTTGAAACAGCTGCAATCATTAGCAGAAATATAAGGCAGGAGGGATTAAGAGATTATGAATATCTTCAAATGCTCAAAGGTAAATTGAGTGATGAAATTAATCGTAAAAAGTAAATCAACAGGCCGGAGTTCAGTGCTCCGGCTCAATTTTATACAACTAACAGAATTAATATTCTAATAAAAAAGTAGAGAGATATTATAATTCCTACCCCTATAATGCTTTTTGTTACCCAGTCATGTTTAAATACATCATACTTAAACATTCCACCAGGTACAAATTCGTGGGCTACATATTTTGCTTTCCAATACCCAATGCCAATAAACGTCATTCCTAATCCAAGTCCTAAAACATATCTTCTTTCAATAAATTGTATATCAAATATCATTGCTGCTGCGGAAAGAAGGATGCCACATAAAAGTACTAATTTCCACCAATAATCGACTTTAAATAATTGTCCTAAATCCATAATTCTATCTTTATTTATAGTATTCTTTTCCTTGTATATTTTCATGGTCCGGCATACGTGGTTCTCCATCAAAATGGATTTTACCTCCACAATGAGGGCAGGTGATAGTGTCTGAATCATTCCTAAATAAGTCAGGAATTTCCACCCCTAAAGCGTCAGCTATATCAGCAAGCCTATCAACGCTGAATTTATTTCTTGCTATAGCTTGCGAAAAAGATACAGGCTGTATTCCCAATTTATCAGCCAATTGAGCTTGTGTAATGCCTTTCTCTTTACACAACTCTTTAATTCTTAATTCTGTATTTGCCATAAATTATGATTTTTGATGCAAAGATATATAATATAGTGTATATGCGAAAGAAAAGTTTGATAATTATTTGTTTTAGCTATATTTTATGTGAATGAATATAAATTTAGTGTCTATGCTATATAAAATGTATTAAATATAGCATATATACATAATTTACATTTGCTTATTTCGTATATATACTATACCTTTGCATCATCAGAAACGAAGTAATAACAATTAAAAGATATATGATTATGGCAACATCAGTAATTAAACAAAGAACAATAGAGAAGTTCATCATGTCAGAGTTTGCACAAGGCAACTTGAATACCAAAGAACAAGTTAGCTGTATGCTTCTTCTGATTCAAAAGAAGCTGGGTATGTCAGTAGAGCAAGCAAGTGACTTTATGAGAAACGCAATTGGTATTAACGCTTAAATATACGATCATGGCAACAAAGAAGGTTGATGAAAAGAAAACATTGAAGTATGCAGTAGCATTTTACTTCTGCACATCAGGCAAGATAAACTTCATGTTAGGTAAGAAGATGTACCAGCACATAGACACTGTTTATGACCAAAGAGAAGATGGCAGAGGTTTCAATACTTGTGAGGTTGTTTACAACTACAAGGCTCAAAAGTACGAGGTTCTGAATGTAGATACAGAGATAGGCAATAAAGAGATTACAATATTATAAGTTTAACCAGCAGGGCGAAAGCCCTGCGCAATATAGAAGAATATGAAAGAAAATATATTTTTAAAAGCAGTTATAGAAAAACCGTTATTGAATAATGAACCAGAAGTTTTACACCTTTTCGTTCAAATAATCAATGAAATAACTTCTTGTATGTCAGAAGACGAGTTAAAGGGCTGTATGAACTCTTTAACAGTACAATACCCTTACTTTAAACTGTTTTTCGATTATGATTTCGGACATAATCATATGTGGGTGAAAGCATCAGGTTCTTTAGAAAGATTGATATTGGTTGAGTTCTAATCCGGTAGCTTTCGAGCTACCACAATATACACGATTATGAAAGCAGATTTAGTTTTAGTTATCAGCCCTGAAGCCCCACTGATGAAGCAATTGGGCAAAGTATTAGGTAGGTTGTGCTCTATGTGTGACTTTTCTACTATAGAAAGAGGCGAAAAGTATGTCACGATACGGCATGATGAAACCGGGATTGTCGTGGCTTATACGAGTGAAGAAAGATTGAATGTGAAACATTAAATATTGATTATTATGGGTGAAATAGCAGATAGTTTAATTAGTGGTGAATTTGATTTTATCACCGGTGAGTATTTAGGTGAAGCGGTTGGTTATCCAAGAACGCACGCTTATGACAGACATGAATACATGCCACCAGTTGAAAAGAAGCCTACCTGCAAGGCGAATGTTTGTATAACTAACATGTGTAAGGACAGAGGTTTCAGTAACCGTGAAAAGATTGAATTAGTAGCCAAATTCTTGTATAGCAAAGGTTACAAACAATTGCCTAACCTATTCCATCAGTATAAAATCATTCACAGCCAGTACAAGAATGATTTTAAGAAGTTTTTGGTTGAACAAGTAAAGCAAAGAAAGGATGAATAATATATTCACAATATGCTATTCAGAAGAAGAAGCAAATGAAATAGGTCACTTCATTTTGAGTAGAGGATACGAGGGTGTTCAAAATGATAGCTATAGATATTGTCGTGAAGCGATTTGGTGGGCTTTCAAAGAAGCCAAAAGGCATCATTCAAATTGCATCTACGTTGGCGTTGCAGGTTGCCAAATGACTGTATCAAAATCAAAGCGAGGTCTTAGACGAAATGGTCTTAAATACATAGAGAAAAGGCGAATGTTTTACAAATTACTAAGTAAGTATTGATAAATAATTATGAACTCAATTAACGACGAAAGAGGTTGCAGCGTATGTCAACCCGGTAAAGAAAACTATTGCACTTACACTACCAAATTGAAAGGTAAGAGAGTAAGAATGTACCAATATGACTATCGCACTGAAAGTGGCGAACTGTTTGCTTGTTGTGCACCTACCTTAGAGGCGTGTAGAGAAAGACGGGATAAATGGCTTAGTTCACGACAATAAGCCGATTGTCGTGTATAACGATTGAAGATATTTCGTTATCTTTGGTTGTGGTAGTACCTTTGGGGTACAACCTTTTATGGTATAATTTTTTATAACGATATAGTAATATGAAGATTAGTTATAATGGGCAAGAGATAGAAGCGTATTCGCTTGTAATGACAAAAGAAAATGCCTTGGCTATTTTAAATGGCAAAAAAGACATAGAAACACGTATGCTTAGTACAAAATACGAAAAAATGTTCACGGATTTTGCGCAAGTTGACGAGAATGAGAAATTAAGAAAATCGGGGCATGAAGATGAATGCAAGCCTGTCTTAAGAACTGATATAGAGGCTATCCATTTTTATAGTACTGGTGCACCATGGACACTTGATGTTGCCATTGATGAAATTGGTATAGGTGAAGTAACAGAAGAAGGTATAAAATTCATGCACGATGAATTTGATTTTCACGATTTTGATGAACAATTAAAAGAGTTCAAGAAGAATCCACCGAAAGAGCTACCATTATTTTACTATTTACATATTTGTGAAATCATAAGTCATTCAGGTTTGAAATAATATAAGCCATTTCGGTGGCTTTGTTTGTTGGTAAAAAGATTGTTTAATTAAAAAATTAAGATTATGCCAGAAACGTATGCAACGGATGCAAGTGGTCGAAAGTATCGTACTCGAAAAGATTATGAAGCAGGTCGTTTTCAGTCTACCGGTAGAAATGCAGCTCAAAGAGCAAGAATTAACCGCCGTATAGGAGGCAGAGTTGTCTAATGAAGAAAGCGATAGATATAATTAAAGCTGTCGCAAAGAAGACTGACAGGGTTATATTGTTTCACTCGGCATCGGGCAAGGACAGTATAGCCCTTTTAGATCTAATATCACCTTATTTCAAAGAGATCGTTTGCGTCTATATGTATGTCGTTAAAGACTTATCTCACATTAATCGGTATATAAATTACGCTTGTAAGAAGTACCCTAATATGAAATATATTCAAATTCCGCACTTTGCTCTTTATTCATACAGGCGCATTGGATATATGGGATGTGTCAAAAATGAGAAGCAAAAGTTGTACAATATGGCTCAACTTACCGATATAGTAAGGGAGAAATATAATATTGAATGGGCTTTCTTTGGTTTCAAGCAATCTGATTCGATGAATCGACGTTTAATGTTACGCACATACGATATGAATGGAATCAATGAAGCACAAAAGAAGTGCTATCCATTATCGGAATATCGGAATAAAGATGTATTGGAGTACATTAGTCGAAAAAGTCTAATCAACCCCGAATCATACGGAGGGAAACATCAGTCATCTGGTACTGACATAACGGATATTAATTACTTGTTATTTCTTCGTTATAAATATCCATGTGATTTAAAAAAAGTTATAAATGAATATCCATTGGTAGAACGGAAATTGTTTGAATATGACTATGAAAGAGTTAAAACAAAGTGAAACAAGGGTTATAAAACGCTTCCAAATAAACCTTAATCCGATTAATCCTAAAAGGCATTCGGACGAGAAGGTAAAACTGCAAAAGAAAAATTTGCAGAAAGTTGGTTTTCTTGGTGGTATTGTATGGAATGAGAAATCAGGAAATCTGATTGACGGGCATCGGAGAATTAAAGCAATGGATTTGTATTACAAATATGATGGTACTCCAAGCACTGATTATGACGTAAAGGTAGAGGTTGTGAATTTAGATGATAAAGTTGAAAAGGAACAGCTTACATATATGGCAGTAGGGAACACAAAACCTGATATAGACCTTATAGCTGGTTATATCTCTGATATAGATTATACGGATGTTGGATTGGATATTGGAGAACTCAACGATATTCTTTCTATAAATACAGCTATTCCTCCTTTGTCTGATTCTTTGGATGATTTATTATCCTCTGTATCATCGTTTGATGAAATAGAAACTCAGCCTACGGATGAAAAAACATACGAGGAGAAAAAAGAACACATGAAAGCTGTTAAGCAGCAAGTAAGAGATTCGGCAATAGAAAGACAACAAAACGAGGAGGCGTATATAATGCTGTCGTTTTCTTCTTATGAAGCTAAGGAAGATTTTTGCGATTTGCTTGGTATTAGTACAGATGACAAGTTCGCTAAAGGAGAAGATGTATTGAAAATGATTAAGTGACGAAAGTAACAGATACGTGCGCCCGTGTGCAAGAATATGGGAAAGAAACCAAAAATAGAAGATTTTAGGAAGATTCTCCGTAAATCCGGTGGGAATCTGACTAAGGTGGCCGCTATTTTCAAAGTGGCTCGGAAAACTATATACCAATGGGCGAAAGACGATGTGGAGTTTAAGGATGCTATATCGGATGAGCGTGGGGCTTTAGTTGACGAATGCTTGGTTTCTGCCCGTGTCCTAGCATTGGGTATTCCCGAAAAGGATGAAAAAGGAAATTTTATTGGTTGGCGTGAACGTCCAGATGGTTATATGATTCGTTATTTGCTTTCTACATTAGGAAGAAAAGAAGGGTTTGGTGAAGAGTCAGAAGACGCTGATATTCCAACAGACATAGAGCATGGCATCAACATTGATTCTTGGATTAAAGACAAGCTGAAATGATAGTACCTCAAGAAATTTACCATCCATTATACGAGGATAAGGAAAAATTTATAATTCTTATTACCGGTGGGCGTGGTTCGGGAAAGTCTTTCAATGCTTCTACCTTTATTGAGCGGTTGACTTTTGAAATGACTCCCGTAGAGAAGATTGTTCACCAGATTCTTTATACCCGTTACACGATGGTATCTGCCGGGATGTCTATCATCCCCGAAATGATGGAGAAGATAGATTTGGACGGTACCACGAAATATTTCAAGACCACAAAGACGGACATAGTCAATAAGATGACTAAGAGCCGTATCATGTTCCGGGGTATCAAGACTTCTTCCGGGAACCAGACAGCAAAACTGAAATCCATTCAAGGCATTACGACTTTCGTCTGCGATGAAGCGGAAGAGTGGACAAGCGAAGATGAGTTCGACAAGATAATGCTCTCCATTCGCAAGAAGGGTATTCAGAACCGGATTATCATTATAATGAACCCATGCGATTCCAATCACTTCATCTACAAGAAATACATTGAGAAAACTCACAAGCTGGTAGAGATTGACGGTGTGCAGGTTCAGATTTCCACTCATCCGAATGTGCTCCATATCCATACTACGTATTTTGATAACTTGGATAACCTTTCTCCTGAGTTCCTGAAAGAGGTGGAAGATATGAAGGTGAGTAATCCTGAAAAGTATGCTCATGTGGTTATCGGCCGTTGGGCAGACGTGGCGGAAGGTGCCGTATTCAAGAAGTGGGGTATTGTGAAAGAGTTCCCACTGGAATGCAAAAAGATAGGAATAGGGCAGGACTTCGGATTTACTAATGATCCTTCCGCTGCTGTAAGATGTGGCATTATTGATAACCGTTTGTATGTTGATGAACTTTTCTATGAAACGGATATGCTTTCATCGGCTATTGCCAACAGGTTAAAGCCTTTCTCTATGAAAGTGTTTGCTGATTCACAAGATCCTCGATTGATTCAAGAGATAAAGAACAGAGGCGTGAATATCTATCCGGTAGATAAGTTCCCCGGTTCAATCAAAGCAGGTATTGATAAAATTAAAGATATGGAGTTCTTTGTAACAGAACGCTCTTACAATCTTATTACTGAACTTCGGAAATATGTTTGGGACAAAGATAAAGATGGAAACTACATCAATGAGCCAGTAGATGAATATAATCATTTGATGGATGCTATTAGGTATTATGTATTGGGTTGTTTGCTTGGACGCATTTTGAAACCAAAAGATTTAACAGGAATATTTACGCATTAAAAATATAAACTATGCCATTAACACTCGAAGAAATATTAGCATTGCCCGATATCGGGCAGAAAATAAGCTACCTGAAGAAAGGTAGAAAGACCGAACTTCCCGACCGTTGTAAACTTTGGGATGATTGGAATCCTGAACGCCATGAAATCATGGTTGACAAAGAGAAGTACCCGGATAGAAAGGTTCTTGAAAAAGAAGCAGAGAAACACTTCGATGAAAAAACTGGTAAGACTTATGAAATCGAAGCAAAGTATAAGACTGAACCGGTGAACCGTATTTCCATTCCATTGGAACAAGATATAGTGAACATTCAAACAGCTTTCACGGTCGGCACAGAACCGTCTATGGATTGCACTCCGACTGATGATGATGAAAAGAAGCTGTTGGATGCGGTAAAGGCTGTATTTAAATCCAACAAAATCAAATATCAGAACAAGAAGATTGTTCGTGCTTGGTTATCCGAACAGGAAGTAGCCGAGTATTGGTATGTCACTGATGATGATTCATTTTGGGCGAAGTTCTGGAAGAAAATAAAGACTACCTTCGGGGGGAAGGTCAAGCCCACCAAGAAACTGAAAAGTGTGTTATGGTCTCCATTCAGAGGTGATAAGCTATACCCGTTCTTTAACGATGAAGGTAAAATGATTGCTTTCTCACGTGAGTATAAAAAGAAACTCATGGATGATTCGGAGGTCACCTGCTTTATGACTATTACGGACGAAATGGTTTATCAATGGGATTTGTCTAAAGGATATGAAGAAAGAACTCCTTTTGCTCATGGATTCCCAAAACTACCGGTTCTCTATGCTTATCGTCCTGAACCTTATTGCAAGAAGATAAAGACTTTTCGGGTCCGGTTGGAGAAACTATTATCCAATTATGCTGATTGTATAGACTACCATTTCTTCCCACTATTGAAGCTAATTGGTGATGTAGAGGGTTTCATGGGTAAGGTTAAGGACAGAATGGTCAAACTTACGGGTGAAGGTGCGGATGCTCAATATCTGACGTGGAATCAGGTGCCAGATACCGTAAAATTTGAAGCAGAAACACTCACTAATATGGCTTATGATATGTCAAACACTCCAAGAATATCCTTTGAGACGTTGAAGGGGGTAGGCAAAGCATCAGGAACCGCTTTCCGCTTTATGTTCATGGGTGCACATATGGCGGTAGAAAATCACGGTGAGGTTATCGGTGAGTTCTTGCAGCGGAGAGTAAATTTCATTGTTTCCGCTTTAGACTCTATCAATCCAACCGAGTTTAGCAAGGCATCGCAGACCATTGACATAGAAACAGAACTGGTTCCATATATGATTGATGATTTGAATGATAAGGTGACTACTGCCGTTTCCGCTGTCAGTGGTGGAATTTGGTCAACCCGTGAAGGTATCATGTTTGCCGGGAATGCTGATAGGGTAGAAGAGGAGCTTGCAGAAATCAAGGAGGAACAAGGGGCAAAGAATGAGCAAATCGGAAATAAGGAACAGAAAAACGCTTCTTAGCCGGAAAAATTACGGGATTTATAATTTTGTAACAAGAGAAATAGAATAATTAGTGGTGACTCTTTGGAGTTGCCGCTATTTTTTTGCTCTTTAAATTGTAAATATTAGAATATAATTTTGAATTATAGAATTATATATGTATTTTTGTCACACGATAATTGAGTAACCAATGAGAATATTTACCGAACAAGCATTAAAAGAATATGCAGAGAACCATCCCGATGCAAAGGTCGCTTTGCAAGAATGGACTACCATTGTGAAAAGAAGTAAGTGGACCTGTTTTGCCGATATTAAGAAAACGTTTAATAGCGTTGATAATGTAGGTAATCAACACTATGTTTTCAACATCAAAGGCAACAACTATCGTTTGGTAGTAGTGATTAAATTCACTATTCAGTTTGTGTATATTCGCTTTATTGGTACTCATAAAGAATATGATAGAATAGATTGCGCTAATATTTAGGATTATGACAAAGATAGAAAATCAAGCCCAATATGAATGGGCGGTGAAAAGAGTAGAGGAACTTCTTCCATTAGTGAAAGATGATACTCCTTTGAATGACCCAAATAGCATAGAATTGGAGCTTCTTTCTAATTTGGTTGCTGATTATTCCGAAGAACATTTTGCATTGGGAGAACCAACACTTGTGGATGTTCTTAAACTTCGTATGTACGAAATGGGGCTTAATCAAAAATCACTTGCAAAGTTGGTTGGTGTCAGCCCATCACGGTTAAGTGATTATATATCCGGTAAATGTGAACCTACTTTAAAAGTTGCTCGTGAGATAAGCCGGAAGCTAAATATTGATGCTAATATAGTGTTGGGAGTGTAAACTCTAAATCTACGATAAGGTTACTATGGAAAAGAAATATCAAGTATTTGTTAGTTCAACGTATGAGGACTTACAGGAAGAGCGAAAAAAAGTAATGGAGGCACTTTTGCAAATGAATTGCTTTCCTGTAGGAATGGAGTATTTTAATGCTTCGGATTCATCACAATGGGAGGTTATTAAAAGTCTTATACGTGAGTGTGACTATTATGTTTTGATTGTTGCTGGACGTTATGGATCAATAGAGGAAGAATCAGGGAAAAGCTATACGCAAAAAGAGTTTGAATATGCAATTGAACAAGGAGTTCCGGTGATTTCGTTTGTACATAAGAATCCAGGAATATTGCCAGGCATAAAAATCGAATCAAATCCCAAATGCAAAGAGAAATTAGAGAGTTTCAAATCTGAAGTCAAAAAGAAACTATGCAAACTTTGGGATAACGCTGACGGACTAGCTTCTCAAGTCGTGTTAAGTTTAAATTCTTTGATCAAAACCAATCCTCGTGTAGGATGGGTAAAGGCAAATGAAGTATCGAGTGCAGATGCAAATAAAGAAATTTTGGCTCTTAGGAAAGAAAATGAAGAGTTGATTAAGCAAATAGAGGAAATAAAAGTAACTCCTCCAGTGGGAAGTGAAATGTTAAAACAAGGAGAAGATTCTGTTTGTTTGCATTTCATTTCTCCGCATGAACAAGGTGTAGAGTTAAATACTACATGGAATAAATTATTTGCTTATTTAGCTCCAATGATGATAAATGAAGCAACAGAATTTGGCATAAACCAAGCATTAAGAGAATTATGTTTTCGTGATTATTGTTTTAATTATAAATCTTTTGTAGAACTTCTAAGTGAGGATTTTTATACCATATTAATTCAATTTTCATCATTAGGTTTGATAGCTAAAAGTGAAAAGAAAAGGGGGATAAAAGATACAAATGTATATTGGACTTTAACTCCTTATGGGTATAATGAAATGATTAAGCTGAAAGCTGTAAAGAAGTAAATAGTAATAATTTTGAAGGCGTGATTCCATTGGTTTCACGCCTTTTTTATATCATTTTACGACAATCGCTTCATTGTCGTATATCGCCTATCTGATAATTTCTCATCTGCTTTATTAATGCCGAAATTTACCGTAGAAATTTATAAATCAAATTCATACGGTATGACAATCTTAGAACAAATCTTGGCAGGGCTGCAACAGAAGTTTACTGGGGTGGACACTGCTATTCTTACCCGCATTGCCACCAAAAAGGCAGAGGGTGTAACGGACGAAATAAAAGTAAACTCTATTGTTGAGGGTATCAGTTTTTCGGACGTGCTTAATTCCTATGGTGATTTCCGTGCCGGGGATGCTTCCAAGACCGCAGTTTCCAACTACGAAAAGAAGTATAACCTGAAAGACGGAAAGCCAATCGAGACTACCACAACCACCAAAACGGAAGAGAATAAAGACGATGTGCCTGCATGGGCGCAAGCTTTAATTGACTCCAACAAGAACCTTTCTGATAAGCTAACACAGTTTGAAACGGAAAAGGCTCAAGCAACACGTAGCCAGCAGATTTTGGCAAAGGCAAAGGAGTATGGTATTCCCGAAAACTACGCCAAACGATGCGCCATTAAGGACGATGAGGACTTGGACGCATACTTCAAGGACTTGAAGCAGGAGTTCGCAAATGACGGCTTCAAAGGTGTGACCCCTCCCGAATCAGCGGAAGAGAAGATTGAGAAAGAATCTGAATCTATCGCTAAGATGATTGACGAGGGAACGAAAACTATTGTTGAACAAAACAAGAATTAATTATGTCAGCAGGATTTAAGTATGATTTGGTTCCGCTCGTTGAGCAAGAGGAACGCTACGATGTCCAGACCGGTATTCGTAGACGTGGCCCGTTCAAACTCGACACGCAGAACCTAGTAGTGGGAAGTTTTCTTCCCGTATTTACGCCGATTTGTGCGGACTTGAAAAACAAGTTCGCTTATGCGGTAATCAACGTGAGAGTTGTGGAAGCCTATACCACCGGTGCGGAGGCTTTGTCTATCAAGGTAGCCAAGAACTCTTTGGCTTATGTGGGAATGTTTGTCGGAAGCGGCACTAAAGGTGCTGAGGTCGCGGCTATTGACAAATCTAATGCCAACTACGATGTCTTGACTATCAAGGCTGCTTTCGGTGAGAATATCGCCAAAGATACCGTACTTTTCAATGCGGTTGCGGTTGACGGCTTGAAACAGAAGTACGTTGCAAATTCGGCTCTGTTTAACCGGACGAAAGTAGAGGACGGAATTATACTGGTTTCATTGCTTCGTACAGCCGCAGAGATTGAACCTTCAAAACTGGCTATGCCGTTCTCCGAGAACGATAAAGCCAACATGAAGGGATGGTTTGAATTTAACGAGTAAGGAGGTAGGATATGTTTTTAACGATTCAAACATTATTCGATGATGCGAACATTGTTTCCGCTATCATCAGACGTGTAAACCGGACGCGTAAAGATACAATCTATTGGCAGCAGTATCTTACTTTCCGCAGAGTAACTACTCGCGTGTTCAAAGATTATATCGGTTCTGTAACCGGAGTTATGGCAGGTTCCATCAATTCACGTTTTGGCGAAAAGCCCATCCGTGAACGTAGGAACATTGGTTCCGGATATGGTGAGATTGCCTACTTGGGCGATGCTTATCAGATGTCCATCGACCGACTTTCCGAGTTGCAGGATTTAATTGACAAGTTCAATGTAGCTAAACCGGCAGACCAAAAGGCCGCAATGGAAGAGATTGTAAACTTTCTGGCAGATGATTACCGTCAGATTACCCTTGCTGCTCACAAGCGCATGGATATTATTGTTGGTGCCTTGTTGATGCTTGGTGAAGCCACCGTTTACAACAAGGATGCTGCAATAACTTCCGGTCAGACCAATAATAAACTGCTGGAGATTACCCTTCCGTTCAATTTTATCAAGCCGAAAAGTGGAGATGTGGTTGTGGACGGAAAGAACATGTTCATCTCTTACCTGAGAGAGAAACTCCATTCTTTGGCACCGGACTATGGCGTTTATGCCAAGATGATTATGACACGCGCTTCTTTCAACAAGTTCGTGCTCGGTTCATCTGAATTTGGCGAGCAATACAAGATGATTCTCGGCAGCAACGAAATGAAGTTGAGTACGGGATTGGTTTCCTCTTCTTTGGCTTCCGAAGTGTTCACCGGCATCGGTTTGCCGCGTATTGAAATCAAGGAGGACTACGTGAAAGACCAGACGGGAAAGAATGTGCAGATTTACGCGGATAACCGTATTACTCTGTTACCTTCTGACAACATTGGTTATATGCGCCATCATACCCCGTATGAAGCGACAGACCCAGTACAAGGACGTACTTATATCCCGTCAGAGGGGCAGATGCTTATCTCCAACTACCGTGACAAAAACGGTCGCTACATGGAATATACGGCAGAGTGGATTCCGCAGATTTCCAATCCAGATTTGATAACCAATTTCGATTTGAGCGAAATTGCATCCATCCAATCAGCATAAGGGGGTAGGATATGAAAGTAAAGGTTATATCAGTTTTCCGCGACAAGTTCACCGGAAAGTATTATACTCCCGGTGAAGTGATTGAAGTCGGTGAGGAGACCCGTGTGCTGGATATGGAAAGTCGCAGACTTGTCGAAAGGGTTGAGGTGAAAACTCCCGAAGTGAAAACCACTGAAGAAAAGAAGGAGGTGAAAATCTCCCTCTTTGAGAAAGAGTTCGAGAAGAAAACTTTGATTGAGGCTTTGAAGTCCATCGGTGTGCAGGCTTCCGGCAATATGAAAGAGGAAACTCTTTTGGGTAAGGTTGCAGAACTTGATGAAGAATCAACAGCCAAACTGAAAGAAGCATTAGGTATCGAGTAAAAGGATAGGGTAGTGCTTCTACCCTTCCATTGTCTAATTTTATAAATCAGAAAAGAAATGAAGAATTTTATTTTTGCCATGTGTGGCTTTTTAATGATGTCTTTGGTTTCGTTGAGCGTGCAGGCATCAAGTGTGGAATCTTCTAAGTGTGAATACGTGAATCCATCGGTTGATGTTGGTCTGCCAGATATTCAGTTTATCACTTTGGAAACGGCTCTGGCTGATTGTGTTGTACCGACCATGACGCATCCCGTGTTTTTGGTTGCAAATAACCCGGCTATGATGTGTTCGATAAAAGAGGGAATGGCTATTCAAGGGATACGAATTAATGTTCCCAAATGCCCGTTCAGATACATCTATAAATCAAAGTATTGCACGCATTATAGCTATACCGCATATAGTAAACTGGTTACACCATATTAATATGACGATAAACGAATACATATCACAGAAGTTCCAGTCTTTCGGCATTAACTTGTCGGAAGCTGACCTTTTGGATATGTGTCTGAATGCGGAGATAAGCGGAGAGGACGAGATGAACGAGGATTGTTACGGTCGTGTCTTCGTGGCGATTGCGAAGTTCATCCCCTCTCTATCGCTTCGTGCCACTTCAATCAGTGAAAGCGGTTTCTCGATGTCTTGGAACATTCAAGGTATCAAGGACTACTATTCATTCCTGTGCAAGAAGTACGGATTGAAAGACGAATTAAGCAACAAACCCAAATGCACTTTCTTGTGATATTCGCTCCACACATATTGCAGGTAAAGGTTATCACCCCTATGGAAAAGGATGAGTTTGGCAGACCCATTCCCGGTACTGGCGGTGAAAGCTGGCAGGATGTATGTAAGTGCCGTTGTGATGATAACACTACCAAAGAGTTTTCATCTGATAACGGTTCTGTGTACCGCCCTAACTATCATGTGGTGTGCGAAAAGAGAATCACTATCAAGGCTGGGGATGAAGTCCGCTGCATGGAGGGTGAGAGTGTGAGAGGTCAAGGCGAGGTTTACACGGTGAAGGGTACGAACTACTTTAACTATTCGGAATTATGGATGTAAAAGTTGATTTTGATTTTTCGGATGTTGATGATTTCTTCAATGAAGGAGATGCTGAATATCTTGATGTTGTCGATAAAGTAGGCTATGAAGCAGACGAATACGACAAAGAGAATGGAAGCTATACCGACAAGAGCGGAACATTGAGAAAGTCAAATAAGCATATTGCATCAAAAGAAGGTCTTGAACTATACAATGACGCTACTGCCCCTAACGGCTATCAGTACGCATCAAAAGTAGAGAGTTACGGATTTGAAGTCAGAAGTGGCGGTGCTTTATATGCGGAGAAACGATTAAAGGAAGAATTTGAAAAATGAAAAAGTATATTGGAACAAAACAGATTGAAGCCGAACCTATGACAATGGGCGAAGCGTATGAGAAAGGCTTGCTGCAAGCTGGCAGAGTGCCTACAGAAGCCGAAAAGAGCAAAGCTGGCTACCATGTGAAGTATAAGGACAGTTACGAAAGCTGGTCGCCTGCCGAACCGTTTGAGGAAGCGTATAAATGTGCTGATACCTTCCTTGACCGTTTGATGATTGAAGGTAAAGAACTCATGGAACGGTTTGAGAAATGCACTGTATTCGTGGATTCAGAAAAGTTCCGAGAGGTGGTTAAGGAAGATTATCCCGCTTTCTTGCTCTACCTTCAAAGAGAAGCTATGGGAAGTTACCTTGGGACATTGCACAATCGCATTGAGTATGCAAATGGTGCAAAGAAAGAATGTAACACACATTACAACTTCGGTGAGGCTATCCATGCGTTGAAGTTTGGTCTTGCTATTCGTAGAACTGGCTGGAATGGCAAAGGTTTGTTTGTCATCAAGCAAGTACCTGCTCATATTGAAAGTGACATCATTCCTAAGATGCAATCACTCCCTCAATCAGCAAAAGACCTTATTATGAAAGGCAAGGGCTTCATTGATTACACAAGTCAGTGCCTTATCTACAACGAAAACACAGGGCGTGCTGATTCGTGGGTTCCGTCTATCAGTGATGTGTTTGCCGAAGATTGGGAGATTGTACAATGATAGTAACTACCGACATAGGAAACATTCTCTACCGGGATTGCAAGGCTTTCGGAATAGACATAGTACCTGCTGGGGAAACTCTGACGGGCGAATTGAAGTCCGAAAGAATTGTCATTCACACGAAGAAGCAACAGCCGGGCACTTATTGGAAGAAGTCCTTTGCCGAGGCGAATCTATGCGTGCCCGATTTGAGCGAGAATGAAGCCAATACTATCCGTCTGAACGAGCTTGAAAGAGAAGCCATGAAGCATTTTGATGATGTGGTAAGCTCCTATGACGGCACTACCTACAATTACTCTATCGAATCAATCGGCACGGAAGCGGACACGGCTTTGAAGTGTCACTATGTGAATATAAGAATATTGTTCGAGGTATTAAATGTAAAACTATAAGATTATGATTTCAGCAGTAGGAATTAAGAGAATTTTGTTTGCCGACATCTCTAAGATTACGGCAGACATTACCCCCGAAATCGCAAAGACTCTAATCCAGGCGGCTATTACCGCTAAAGATGAAGTCTCAAACGTGCACGGGGAAACGTGGCAGATTGAAGAAACAGAAGCGTCTGTCACGGGGTATAAAAATCAATTGAATGGTCAGAACTACCGTTATGACACAACTCCCGGCGATATTACTCCGGCTTTCTCTATTGGTCAGTACGATTGGAAAACTAAAGCGGCTCTCATGGGCGGTTCCATAGTTGAAACAGGGGAAGAAGGAAGCAAAGTCGCGGTAGGTTGGAAACGTCCTCTGACAAAAGAGATAATCAATAAGGCTCTTTTCTGTCTGACGGATGATAATGTATGGTTCATTTTTCCCAATGCCCAGATTGTAGCCCGTGAAGCGAATACAGACAAGGCAATTGCCATTGCTGTTCGTGGATTGGTTCAAACTCCTAAGATAGCAGGGGTAGCTTCTGAATATAACTATGAGGAAGATGCTATTAAGGCATTGACAGCGTAAGTTTTAAGGTAACAGATTGTTTTCGGATGGCGGTGGGTGGTTGCTCACCGCCTTTTTAATTTAAAGATATGAATCAAGCGTCTAAAATTGTGTCCGATGCCCTGCTGGGGATGGACTTCAAAAATGTAGAGATAGGTGGAGTAGTCTATACCATCAAGCCGCCTACTATCAAAGTTATCTGTCGTGCCATTCATCATTTCTCCAATGTCGGTATGGAGGGAGATAATATTGTAGAGGCAATCAAGGTACTTCCCGAAGTAATCGAAGATATGCTGAAAGGCATTTCTTGTTTCATCTGTGGCAGTGAGGAACTGGCTGAGAATTTGGAGAACGGGACTTTTGAAGAAATTAGGAATGCCTTGGAGGTGTGTTTCTCCATGATGGATATTTCGGCTTTTCAGTGTGTCAGCTCGATGAGGAACGTGTCGATGCTGGCAGCAAGACCGAAACAGTAGGAAACACAACGTTCTTCGGGCAGATAGCTCATTTGATTGACACGCTTCATTTGAGTTATACAGAAGTGTTTGAGGTTATCCCTTATAGGAATCTGTTGATGATGCAACGGGATAAGTTACACGCAGTATATGGTGGTCAGAAGGTGAATAGAATCAGTGGTAAGGAATTGGCTAATCGTAGGAAAAAATTATAGATATGGCGAAATTATATTGTTTAACTTTTAAAATTTTAAGCTGAGTCAGAAAAAGAAAAACTAAATCCGGTTGGGAAATAGCCCGACAAGCGAATAGAATTGCAGAAAGACGTTACGGAAGCGATGCAAGCAATCCCAACAATCTTGTGAATCGCATTCAAGGTCGGTACTTGGGAAACTTCAACAGAACAGGTACAAGTTGGAATAAGCAGGTCTCCCGTAGGACTTATATGGGGCTGAATGGTGGGTAAAGTAAAAGCCGGAGAAATCCGGCTTTTTACTACTTTGTTCCTTATGTTGTGTAGTTAAATTAAAATGAAAAAAAAATCAGATATTTTGTCTTTTGCTTTTTTCCCGAATTCTTTTATGTCAGTTCCTAATTCTTTAAAACTTTTTTGCAAACGTCCACTTGTTACTTCGTCGGAAATTTCATTAACTATTTCTTTCCCCTTATTGACTATCGTCGTTGTTAATGTTCTGTTATTTTTTATTTCTTTTGTAATGTTTTCCCCGGATTTTTCTGTTATCACTTTTACTTTATGAAGGCTATCATTCACTTTTTCGATCTTAGTGAGTTCCTTTTCAGTCGCCTCTAATAATAAAATTTGAAATTTACAGACTTTAGCCATAATTTCTATTGATTTTTCCATTTCAATCCTAAAATTATTAACAATATTTTCTGACGATTCTCTTTGAGTATTGCATACTGAACTTAAGGATTCAACAACAGCATTGATTTCATTTTTGAAAGACTCTTTTTGCTCTTCTGCCGTTTTATTTTGAGTTCTGGTGACCTCTTTTAGTCCTGCTATTATCTTATCGATTTCTGTACTAAAGGATTTTATTTGATTTTTTGTTTCAATTTTTAAGTTCTGTATTTGTTCTTGAGAAGTGTTCTTTTGCATTTCTGCTACATTATTTAAAGCTTGAACTACTTTGCTAATTTCTACGGAAAATGTACTTATTTGATTTTCTGTTGCCCGTTTAAAAGTTTCCATTTGTTTAATCGCATTCTGCTCAAATGAATTAATTTGCTTTTGCGTATTATCCTCTTGGGATTTATTATTCATATAAAGTATTACTATCGTAATAAATATAGAAATGAACGCTATGGAAACTGAACAAAATTCCCAACTTTTATCGGGAAAGAAAAAGATACCAATAATGATTAGTGATAACAAAATAGTAATGGCAAGTATGATACCATAATTAACAAGAATTTCCTTAACTCTTTTGTTCAATTCAGTTAGTCTCATAATCGTGTTATTTAAGTGTTAAACAATACCCTAAATTTCAATATTAAAAAGCATTTTTGCAAATAATCTTGCGATTATTTTCCTGTTTCAATGCTATTTTGAGATTAGCGAAAGCAAGTGAGAAATATCCAGTTAATCTGGATGAAGTTTGGACGCTGGTGTATAGCAGAAAATCAGATGCTGTCGATGCCTTGCAGCGTGATTTCGTTGAGAATGACGATTATCAGGTTTTACGGCAAAATCCGCAAAACCCACAAGGTGGTAGACCTGTTAATGAATATCGCTTAACAGTGCCATGTCTTGAATACTTTATTGTGAAAAAGGTTCGCTCTGTTTTTGAGGTCTACCGCAAAGTCTTTCACAAAGCCCCTGAAATGGCGAAGCAATTAAAACAGGCTACTGTAAAAGATAAGATTGTAGTAGCTGACTGGCTAACCGGTTTTCTCAATCTGAATGAAAGTAGTAAACTTGCTTTAGCGAAGACTATTGCCGAGCCTTTAGGGCTTCCTACGCCCGATTATACACCATCTAAAGGTGTTCTGAAATCTGCTGGTGAGCTTCTGAAAGAGAATGAATGCACAATCAGTGCGCAAGCTTTTAATCAGAAAATGATAGAAAAAGGCTACATGGTTGAACTTACGCGTCCATCAAGCAAAGGCGGTGTGAAGAAATTTAAGTCAATAATAGGTGATGGTTTAAACTATGGCGAAAATCAAGTAAATCCGAATAATCCTAAAAGTACTCAACCGCTTTATTATGAAGATAAATTTATTGAACTACTTATCTCTTTACAATTAAAACAAATAGCATGAAAGCGAAAATAAAAATAATACCCGGTATGAGATTCGGAAAACTTGTCACTATAAAGAAAGTGAAAAAGTTGCCAGATGATAAAGATAAACATGATAAATGGCTTTGCCAGTGTGATTGCGGTAATACCACCATTGTGCGTTCAAATACATTAAGAGAAGGTAAAACCAAAAGTTGCGGTTGCCTACTTCGTGGAATTAAAGATATGAAGGGACAGCGATTTGGTAGGTTGGTAGCCATAGAGCATGTTGGATTTGCAAGTAATCGTGTTACCCTATGGCGTTGTAAGTGTGATTGTGGCAATGAAACGATTGTAAGGCAAGGTAATTTGAATAGCGGTACAACTCGAAGTTGTGGATGCCTTGATATTGATAGGACAAAAGAGGCTAACACAACTCATGGGCAGTCGCATACTCGTATTTTCAATATATGGTCTAAAATCAAAGAACGTTGTTATAACCCTAAAAGACCTGCATATAAAAATTATGGTGGGAAAGGTGTTGTAATGTGTGATGAATGGCGAAATGATTTTCAAACTTTCTATAATTGGGCTATGACAAACGGTTATCAAGATGATTTGACGATAGATCGAATTAATTCTAATGGCAACTATGAACCGTTAAATTGTAGATGGTTAGCTCTAAGTGAGAACGTCCGTTTAAGAAATGCTACTGCCTTTATAGCTATTGGCGAATTATCACTAACTATTCATGATTGGGCTATACGTCTAAATATGGATCCTGCCACATTGATGAGTAGGTATAAAGAATTGGGTGAGAAAAATGTTGTAGATGCGATTAGATACGCATTAGAAACGAGTGATAATAGTTCTTTGTACAAGAGAAAAGAATATGCTAATGGGCAAATAAAATTGAAGTAAATAATAGATAGTAACAAATAAAAGGTGAGAAATCACCCTTTATTTGTTACTATAATTGTTATGTCTCTACCATTGTTATCTAAACATTTACGTGAAATAAGTACAACACGGATAGATGGAGTCTCCCATTTGTAGAAGTCACTTAAACAATCGTCTTTACTTGTTGCAGATGTGTTAGCATCTGATTTAGAAGAAACATCGTTTCCTAAATTCTCGGATAATGAGTTTGTGTATTTATCAATTTTATCTTTTAATTTTAGAAAATCTGCATCTTGTTTGTTCTCTTTTTCGAGATAGTCTAAGATATAAATATAAGCACCATCCTCTTCTTTGGGTGGCACTTTTGAACCGTAAATATCTTTTATAGCAGATTCAATATTATGATTTGTAGAGCATCCACATAGCAGTGCAATGCATAGTATTAGAAATATTATTTTATTCATGCTTTTACTTATTTTCTTGCAAAACTACCAAGAAATTTAATCACACCCAATTATTTCACGACAATCTTTCAAATGTCGTGCTTTTGTAATCTTATAAATAGAAAAATAGACTATGAATTTCTACCTTGCAAATTATTTTATCACAATCAGCTGATTGTGTGTTTTTCGTTGATAAAAAACGTCTATGGAAGCTTGTATCTGTGGTAAATTTATCACGTAAAATAAGAAATAAGAAATCTTTCGTCTATTGTCACGAATTTGATGATAGAAAATTCTAATAAGGTTTGGGTATAACGTAATTTTGAATAATAGATAATTTAAAAATATAAAAAAATGGCTAAGCTCTACTTTCGTATCGGGGCTGATTTTGATAAAGTTATCAAACTCCGTGAAGAAATCGCAAAACTAAAGAACGAGTTAAAGAACATGGACTCAACTCAGACACCTGCTGCTTTTAATACTTTAAATACACAGTTGGTGAAAAATACAAAGGAGATGGATAATCTAATTTCTGAAGCTGCTAGAGCTGGAGCAACAATGGAAAATGATTTCAAAAAGGGTATTTATGATGGTGAAAAAGCTGTTAATTCTCTATCCGAGGAAATCATTAAACAAAAAAATATCATACGTGAGACGCAGAACGATGTTTCAATGCTTGCAGAGCAATATAATAAATTAGGAAAGTATGACCCTAAAAGACATTCTTTATCGGATGAATTAAATCGTGCAAAAGCAGCATTAGGAGAACAAAAGTATGCTCTTGGTGAATTACAATCACAACAGGCTCTTGCGAGATTATCTACCAAAGCTCTAAAGGATGAATACGCTTTGTTTAAGGATGAAAGTAAGGCTGTTATTACTGTTAACGAGGGTGTAGGAGTTTCATTTAAGAAGGCACTCGCTGCTATTGGCGGAATCGCAATGCTGAAACAAGTTGCTTCAAATGTTGTTTCAACTGCTGGAATGTTTCAGAAGTATGAATCTGTATTAACTAATGCTCTGAATGGTAGTTCTGAAAAGGCAAAAGCGTATCTGTCTGATATAAATAGCTTTGCCGCAAAAACAAATTTTCAACTTGATGAATTGACGGATGACTTTATAAAATTTGTCAATCGTGGCGTTACTCCTTCGATGGATGCCATGAAGAAAATGGGAGATTTTACCAATACAGTAGCAAAGCCTTTCGACCAGCTAACAGAGGCGATACTTGATATAAATAACTCGGAGCGTTGGAAAGAGTTCGGTGTTCGTGTCCAAACAGAAGGAAATAAGGTTAAACTCTCATTCCGTGATATGACGGTAGAATGTGACCGAACTGTTGAATCTGTAATGAAGGCTGTTGAACAATTTGGCTCGATGAAAGGTGTTGAAGGTTCTACGGAAGCAATATCGAAGACGATTGAGGGGCAAATGTCAAACTTGGAGGATACGATAACTACTGCTTTAGCGGAAATAGGACTTGCTAATCAGGATTTGATTTCTGGAAGTATATCTGCTGTCGATACTATTGTAAAGAACTATGGTATTATTGGTAAAAGTGTATTGGCTCTTGTGGAAATTTACGGTGTTTATAGAGCTGGGCTTCTGATAAATACTATTGTTGAGCAAGGTTCAGTGAAATCTATATGGGCAAAGATTACTGCAACTAAAGCTGCTACTTTGGCACAAGCCACTTATAACAAAGTTTTAATGATGAACCCTTATGTGTTGGCTGGTGCTGCTGTTGTTTCTTTAGGTATAGCTATGTGGACGTTAGCAAACAATACATCCATTGCTGAAAAGGCACAAGAACGTTTCAACAAGAAACAAGAGGAGGCGGCAAAACAAGAGCAAGAACGTAGACAAAAAATAGAGAGTCTTATCCAAAGCTCTCGTGATATTGCTTTGGCTGATTTGCAGCGTGGGCAAAGTTTGGCAGAATTACGCAAAGAATACCCAAAGATATTTGCCCAGTATGATATTGAAACAATCAAATTGGCTGACATTCTTAAGCTAAAGCAGCAAATAGCAGAAGAAGAGGCAAAGCGTGCAGGAGAAAAACGTGCTAAAGAGTTTTCAGATATTGAATCAGAAATTAAGTATTACGAGAATCTTTTAAAGTCGTTATCCGGGCAACAAGGTGTTGATGGCTATGTAAAGAAATTAAAAGAACTACGTGCAGAACGAGATGTCATGCTGCAAGAAAAAGGGAAAGGTATCTCTGAACAGTTCATTTCCAATCTTAAAGATGTTGATATTAGTGAGTTTGACCGCTACATCTCTGAGTTGGAGAAGCGTATCAGAGGAAAGGGGGAAAATGGAACTGTGAAACTTCGTTTGCCTATTGATATTAAGGGTACTTTGTCTGATGAAGCAATCTATAATGTGAAAGACATAAAAACACTTATAGATACAGCAAAATCAGTCAAGCAAACCCGAATTGATTCAGAGAAGAATAAAACCACCTACAAGCAGGATTATGAGAAAGCGAAGAAAGACTGGGATGATGCTAAGAAGAAACTTTCTGAAATAGAAAAGAATAAATCCAAGTTTACTTCAAAGCTGTATGAAGAAGCTAAGAAACGAGTAGAAACAACTGAAAAAGCCTATAAAAATTTGGGCGGTATTACTGGTAGTTCTTTGACTAAGCAGGAAAAAGCTGCTGAAAAGCAAAAGGAAAATCAGGAAAAGCTGGACGAACAACTTCTTTCACTTCACCGTCAGAACCAACAGGATGAAATCAACCTGATGAGAGAAGGCACGGAAAAGAAGTTGAAACAGATTGACCTTGATTATCAGAAACGGATTGATACGATAAGAAAACAGGAGGAAGAATGGAGCAAAGCCGGTAACGGTAAACTGACCGACAAGCAGGCACAGAAAATTTCAGAAGCTTATACCAATGCCGAAAGTATGAGAGATAAAGATATTTCCGATGTAACTGAAGGACAGCTGAAAGCCGAACAACAGGCTTTGAACGACTACTTGAAAGAATATGGCACGTTCCAGCAGCAGAAATTGGCTATCGCCCAAGAGTATGCGGAAAAAATAAGGAAAGCACAGGAAGAAAACGGTGTTAATAGTGCACAAGTAAAGTTACTGGAGAAACAACGTGATGTTGCCATACAGAACAAGGAAACAGAAGCCATAAAAGCCAATATAGATTGGGTTACTGTGTTCGGTGAGTTTGGTTCCATGTTTTCCGACATGGTAAAGCCTGCCTTGGACGAAGCAAAAAAATATGTACGGACTGACAAGTTCAAGAACTCCGATCAGGCAAGCCAGAAATCATTGATTGACGCCATCAGCCAGATGGAAAAGTCTTTGGGTGGTACAAGTGGAGTCAACTTCAAGAAACTTGGAGAGGATGTAAAAGCCTATCAGACAGCTGAGCAAAACCGCATCTATGCCGTAGAAACCGAAACGGACGCCTTAGAGAAACTTCAAAAGGCGCAAGAGGACTACGCCAAGGCACAAAAGGACGGAACAGAAAGCGAGAAACAAGCCGCTGCAAACGCTCTTGAAACAGCGCAGCAGAATGCAGACATTGCGTCCGCCAACGTAAAGACACAGACAGACATCGCCAATCAAGCCCAACAAAATGTATCCGATACCGCAACCAAACTGAAAGCGAGCATGGAAAATATATTGGGAGGATTGCAACAACTTTCTTCGGGCGGACTATATGACGCATACAGTGGAATTATCAAAACCGTGAACGGATTCAAAGACGTGATAGGCAAGACGTCAGAATCTCTTAAGGAGGTCCCCATTGTCGGATGGATTCTGTCCATCATTGACGTACTCAAAGACGGATTGAGCAATCTTGTGGGTGGTTTGCTTGACGCTGTCCTGAATGCAGTCAGCGGAATTATCGGTGATGTCTTGTCAGGTGATTTATTCGTAACAATTGGAGAATCTCTGAAAAACGGGATAGGCAATATCCTCAATGCGATTTCTTTCGGCGGTTTTAATTCTTTGTTTGGTATTGGTGGTAATAAAAAAGAAGTCGAGGAAGCTATTAATAGGCTTACCGATCGAAATGAAACACTACAAACCGCTATTGAGGATTTGACAGATGTAATGGAAGCCAGCAAGGGAACAAAGTCCGTTTCCGCGTATGCTGATGCGAAGAAACTGCAAAAAGAGACGGAAGAAAACTATAAAAAAATTGCACAGGAACAGGCTAGATACTCCAATTCCCATCATAGCTGGAACTACTATTGGGGAGGATTCAACCAAGAGGAAATCTCTCGTCTTAGCCAGCAGATAGGCAGAAACTGGAACGGTGATATATGGTCCCTTTCTCCTGAAGAGATGAAAGTGCTCCGCAGTAATGTTGATATGTGGGAGAAGATTCAGAATACTGGCAAGGGTGGTTATGGTGAGCGTTTGACTGACAAGTTGAATGATTATGTTGAGCAAGCTGGTAAGCTGGAAGAACTTACAGACAAACTCTATGAAGGTCTTACTGGTATCACTTTCGATGGAATGTTTGACAGCTTTGTGAACAATCTTATGGATATGAAGTATGAAGCTAAAGATGCAGCGGAAGATATAGCAGAGTATTTCATGCGTGCCATGCTGAGTAATAAAATCGGTGAAATGTACAGCGAGAAACTCGAAGAGTGGTGGAAGAAGTTCGGTGCCGCCATGGAGGATAACAATCTGACCGAAGTAGAGAGAGAAGCCTTGCAGGATGAATATATGAAATATGTGGAGGAAGCCATGAAGCTCCGTGACGAGCTTGCCGCAGCAACCGGATATGACAAGATTTCACAGGAGTCCTATTCCCAATCTTCTTCATCAAGAGGGTTCGGCACTGAAATGACACATGAAGATGCAGGAGAACTAAGCGGTAGGTTTACAGCATTGCATATTGCAGGAGAAGAGATAAAGAATCAGAATATCATTCAATCTCAATCACTTAATCTACTGACAGTAAAAGCAGATGCTCTACTTTCCATAAATACGGAAACAAGAAATATTGCTGATGATACGCGGGATTTGATAGCGCAATCCTATCTTGAATTGGTACAGATTTCAGAAAATACAGGGGCAATCGTCAAACCTATTCAACAGATACAAAGAGATATAGCAGAAGTTAAAAAGAATACAGCAAAATTATAGTCTATGAATGAATTATTAATTAATGACGAAAACGCTTACACGACATGGGGTGTGAGAATGGGAGAGGGGTTTCTTGATGCTATTGGGGCATCCGCTCCCATGAAGGATTTTATTGAGAACAAAAGCAGACTTGAACATGGGAAGCGGGTAATAATCAATAATCCGAAAGTCGATGAGAGGGAAATAACACTTTCTTTTACAATTGAAGGAAATTCCCAATCTGATTATCAAGCAAAGAAAAAAGCTTTCTTCGATGAACTTTATAAGGGCAAGGTTGATATTCAAGTCTCGGCTAATAGTAGCGAGATTTATCATCTGGTTTATCTCGGTAAAAGTATCACTTACGCACAGAGTTTAGACCGAACTTTCGGAAAAATTTCAGCCAAGTTCAATGAGCCGAATCCGGCCAACAGAACTTAATTCACGACATTGGTTTTATTGTCGTGTATGTGAGTGCTCAAAATTGGGCACTCTTTTTTTTATCTCCGAACTTTGAAGACATGAAACAAATCGACATCAAAGACATATCCGGTGCTATCCTGCTTACAACTCTGATTAATGAAGGCTGTAAGCGTAAGTTCACTCTGATGAAGGAGGACTACATCACATTAAAATTCTCCTTGGATAATCCCATATATTTCAAACTTGGCTCATACATGGAGTGTGACTTCGGACTGTTCGAAGTGTGCGATTTGCAGAAGCCCGCATTCAATACCAATACCGCCGGCTACGATTACGAATTAAGACTTGACGCCTATTACTGGAAATGGAAAAACAAAATCTTCAAATATACCCCGGAGACGG